ATTGACGCCCTCAAGAACGGAGGCAAATAACATGGAAAAACCGAAACAAATTACCCGCCTTTGGCACACGCCGGACGATCCGCCCCAGGTGAACACCAGGGGAAACGCGCGAATCGTCGTGATCCGCAAGTACAGCAACGGAGAAATGGGCGTCGAGCAAACTTTCATCACCAAGGACGAACGTTGGGACGACTTCAAGTTTGAAGTCAGGGAAATGGTCGCCTGGGCGTACACCGACGCCCTGCTGCTGTCCGCGATCAACGAGATCAACAAGAAAAACAAAAACGAGGTGAACGGATGAACCAAAAACAAGCATTGATAAAACTTCGAGATCGTACACTTGCCGATATGAAAGACATTGAACGTGAACAATTGCGTCTTTCCGGGAAATACGAAGTGTATGGGCGCACGGTAGACCGGATTGATGACTTGCTTTTGGAAATTGAAAAAGAAAGCGAGGTGCAGAAGTGACCGATCTCCCGCTCTTGCCGCCAAGTGAGAAATACATCCTGGATGCCGCCTGCGGCTCCCGTCTTTTCTACTACGACAGGAAAAACAAACATGTCCTCTATATGGACGAACGAAATGGAAATTACCTGCGCTCGGACGGAAACGATATTGAAGTTCGACCGGACGTTTGCGCATCGTTCGAGGCGATCCCGTTTCCGAGCGAATCGTTCCGCGTCGTCGTTTTCGACCCGCCTCATCTTTTGACTTGCGGCGACAATTCCGACCTTTTCAAGAAATATGGCAGGCTCGAAAAAGACACCTGGCCGCAGGTTATCCGGGCAGGCTTCAAGGAGTGTTTCCGCGTCCTGGAAAAACACGGGATGCTGCTTTTCAAGTGGAACGAGCACGACATCAAACTCCCCGTGATCCTCGAACTCTGCCCGTATCGCCCGCTGCTCGGAACGCGGACGCATACACAAACGCATTTTCTAACCTTTCTAAAGGAGGATGACATGCTGAAATGAACCCGATACGACGCCATAAACGCTTTTTGAAGAAAAACAGACTTTCGATTGTTCCGCATTGGAGAGTTCTTGATAGAGGCGGAAACTATCTCCCGGAGACTTTCAATATTATACCGATAAGAAGAGGAACGGAAACTCTTTTTCGCTTCGGTAAATGCGGCGTTCCCGGATATAGATTTGCAACCTGCGGAGGCTAAAAATGATTGTTCGCGGCGATCTTTCCGTGCAGGAGACGGTGTTCGGCATCGTCTCGGTAATCTGCATGACCGTAATCTTTGTAACCATAATCATCACCGAAAGAAAGGGCAAAAAATGAAAGACCACACAAAACAGCATTTCGACGCGCCATGGGGTATCGAAAGAGTACACATAGACCAAAACAGGACGGCGCTTTCTATTGTCAGTGATTCCCGCAAGCTCCGATTTGCAAATTGTTATAGCCCAAAAGACGCAAATCGTTTTTTATGCCTGCCCGAACTCTACGACGCGCTCGAAGAGGCGATCTTCGAGATCAACAGGCTTACCGAGGCATGGGAGAATGGAGAAAAATTCCCGGATTACCTTGATTCATGCCTTGCAGAAAACAAAAAGCTGCCGCACGAAAACACCATGGAATGGGCGGCGCTTCTCTGCAAGGTTTGGAAAGGAGAGGAACAGGACAAATGACCGATATTTACAAATGTAAATCCTGCGAGTTCGGGCCGTGCTTCTGCGGCAGCAAATACAAGCCGAAGCCGGACATGTTCGGACAGACAGAGGGGAACGAACCGTATCACTGCCCATACGGCATGGAAGATGCGGAATGGCATTTTCTCGCGCCGGAAGTGCGACTGACGGAGCCCTCCTGGCTCGACAGTTTGCAGGAGTGGATGTCCGGCGAGGGCTACGACAACGCGCCGGAGATCATTCAGGACGTTGTGCTCGGCTTTTCGCTCATCCCGTCCGGTATAAGCATGTGCGAAATCGAGAGCGCCTATGGCATCCTCCGACAAATCCGCGATCACTACACCTCATTTTTCGACAGAGAAGAACTTGAAAAACGCCTGAAACGCATCCCGCGAAACGTTATGATCTGCGCCGTCTTCATCGAGGCATTCAAAGGCGGCGTCGCGTTCGCCGAACAGGTCAGGCAGAAAGGCTTTCAACATGAATAATCGTTTTAGATTCGTCGACCTCTTCTGCGGGGGCGGCGGCTCAATTACCGGGTGCATTGACGCCCTGAACGAAGCCGGGCTCCCCTACGAGGGGCGCGGTTTTAACCATTGGTCCCTCGCCATTAAGACGATCCAAATGAACCACCCGGAAATCGTGCCGGACTTCGCCCGCGCCTGCACGCCTATCGAGGCGATCATCCCGGACGAAATCTTCCCGGACGATCCGCAGCGCATCGACGCCATTTGGGCGAGCCCGTCCTGCACGCATCACAGCGTCGCAGCGGGCGGCAAACCTCGCTCCGATCAACTCCGCAGCCAACCCGAACACCTGCTGCCGTATATTCGGCTCACCAAGTGCCGCCGCCTCTACATCGAGAATGTGACGGAGTTAAAGTCCTGGGGACCGCTCCTTGACAAAGACACCCGTATCAACGGCAAACTCTACAAAGCGGGGATGCCGGACCCGCGAAAGGCCGGGCTGTTTTTTAATGGCCTGCTCCGCGAGATCAGGAACTCCGGCTACCGCGTCGACATGGCCGTCCTGAACGCGGCGGATTACGGCGCAGCCACGAGCCGCGAAAGGCTCATCATCCAGTGTGTGCGGAAATCCACCGGCGAGAAAATCGTGTGGCCGGAGCCGACACATTCCCGCGAGCCGTCCCTCTTCGGCTGCAAGCCCTGGCGATCCGCCGCCGAGATCATCGACTGGACAATCCCGGGCGAGAGCATTTTCGACAGGAAGAAGCCACTTTGCGAGAATACGCTCCGCCGCATCGAAGCGGGCATCCGCAAATACTGGGGAGCCTGGGCGGAGCCGTTTTTAATCGTCCTGCGCGGCACGAAAGACGACCAAATCGCAAACTCCGCCGTACCTCTGACCGCGCCGCTCCCGGCGATCACGACATCCGGCACACACTTCGCCCTGATTCGGCCTTTCCTCTCCCGCTACAATGGCGGCGACAACCGGAACCACGACATCTCCGACCCGATGCCGGTCATCGACACGCGCAACCGCTACGGCGTCATTCAGCCGATGTGGATTGACCTTGCGCACACGAAAAACAAGGACGCCGTCTCCGGCACGGTGAATGATCCGCTGAACACGATCACCTGCTCTCATGGAACACACGCCGTTATTGAGCCCTCAATCGAGCCGCTTTTCGTGCCGCAGCACGGCGGCGGGACCGTCAAGCCCTGCGGTGATCCGCTGTCGACGATTGCCACGACCGGCTCAATCGGGATTGTCGAGCCGTTCCTCGTCGACTACCACGGGACGGGCATTACCCAGGATTTGGAAAAGCCGCTGAACACGATCCGAACGCATGACCGTTTCGGCATCATCGAGGGGCGCATCCTGACTTTCCCCGACGGGCGGAAATACCAACTCGACATCACCCACCGGATGCTCACGGCGGGTGAACTCGCGGCGGCCACCGGTTTTCCCGCCGATTATCGTTTCGCGGGCGGCGATACGGCGGCCAAAAAGCAAATCGGGAACGCGGTATGCCCTGGGCTCGCCGCCGCGCTTTACAAGGCGTTCCTCGCGGCCTGACGGGCGATATGGACAATACCGGCGAATACATGCGGGAGTATCGGGAAAGAAACCGCGTGCATCTGTTGGAGTACGCCCGCAAGTATCGGGCGGAACACCGAAACACTATAAACAAACTGCGCCGGGCGAAATATGCCGACGATGAAGAATACCGGCGGCATGAGCTCGACCGCAAAAGAAAGGCAAAAATGATAGAGATCAAATTAAAGCGTCTGCACCCGAACGCGGTCCTCCCGAAGCGGGGCAGCCAGTACGCCGCCGGTTACGACCTGACGGCTGTTTCCTTTGAACGCGACACCGAGAGCGGATGTTTCGTCTACCACACCGGCCTCGCGTTCGAGTTGCCGCACGGATTCTGCGGCCTCCTGATGCCGCGCAGCAGCATCTACCGGACCGGCAGCATCTTGAGCAATTCCGTCGGCCTCCTGGACGAGGACTACCGGGGCGAGGTGATGTTCAAGTTCTACGGCGTCTACGGCAACGAGCCGCCGTACAAGGTCGGCGAACGAATCGCGCAACTCGTCGTGATCCGCCGGAACGACCTCTTTTTCAATCTCGTGGACGAGCTCGGAAGCACCCGCCGGGGGACGGGCGGCTATGGGTCGACCGGAAAATAGGATCACTGTCACACAGCACGCATTATCCCGCGCCCTCGAAAGAAAGATCACCGCCGATGAAATCTTCTACGCCCTGCACCACGGCAAGCGGATTTTCGACCTCCGCCGATACGTCTGCGTCTACGTCGCCAAACTCGGCGGACGGAAACGCTTGAGCGTCGTCATGGATACGCGCAGCTCGACGATTATCACCGTCTACAAGAGCAAGACGCAGAAGCCGCATTGGCAGTGATTCCCGCAATATTGACGCTCCCGGCATTGCAAACATCAAAAATGCAAACCGGGAGTATTTTTTATGCCTTTCGACAAAAACATCCTTTTCACCCGCAAAAACGCCTTTTATTCCGCGAACGAGAAAAAGTGGCGGCGCAGCATGGAGGCATACAGCGGCGGCGAGGAATACATCAAAAAAGCGCTCATCCGGCACACGAACGAGCTGCCGCCCGAATATCAGGAACGAATCGACCGCGCTTTCTATGTGAACTTCCCGCGCCGGGTCGCCACGCTCATTACGCAATTCGTCCTGGCAAAACGCCCGAACCGAGAGAAAGCGAACACCGATTATGTCGAGGATTTTTCGCGCACCGGCCTCCGTGTTGACGAGGTGATGCGGCAGTTCTCGACCCTGCTCAATATCTGCGGATGCGCGTGGTTATGCGTCGACGCGCCCTCATTCCAGGGGCAGCCGACCAAGGAGGACGAGCAGAAAAACCGCCTCCGCCCTTACTGCGTCACCCTTTCCCCGCTCGCCGTCCCGGACTGGTGCTACGGACCCGACGGCAATCTCTTGTGGGTGCTTACTTCCGAATGGCAGACCGAGAACTCCGACCCGTTCACGGCGGCGCAGGAGGTCGAAATCCGCAAACTTTGGACGCGCGACACCGTCTACATCGTCCGGCGAAGAAGTCAGGCGGAAGACACCGTCGAGGAAATGCCAAACCCGCTCGGCGTCGTGCCCTTTATCCGGCATGTCGAGGTGGACGGCTTCGGCCTGGGCGAGAATCATTGGTTTGAGGACGTCGTCCGCATCAGCGACGCGGTTCTCAACTCGAACAGTGAAGCGCAAATGAACTGCCTTAAACAAATGTTCGGGCTGCTCGTCGTGCCGGAGGATTTCCTCGACAACATCAAGGCGCAGCAGGACGCCGAAAGCCCGCAGCAGGCAGGACGCAAGGACGAGCCGCTTTCCTGGACGCTCGCACGTTCCGCCGCCCTCTTCGAGAGCAACGAGGCGAAAGGCACGGCGCGATACATTCAGCCTGCGGGCACGGAGACCGCCACGATTCGCACGGAGGTGGATTCCATGCGGAAAGAACTCTATTCCGTGGTCGGCCTTTCCACCTCGAAAGAGGGCACGCGCCTTGTCGAATCCGCCGAGGCCAAGGCATGGGATTTCCAGAACATGGAAGCCTACATGGAGACGCGCGCCGACATCCTCGAACAGGCCGAAGTAAAAGCCTGGGAACTGCTCGCACAGTGGGACCCCTCAATCACCGTTCCGAACGTCATCTATAACCGCAACTTTACCATCCTCGACCTGCAAAACGCCGTCGCAACCCTGCTCGAACTCTCCGGATTCAATCAGGAAAACGACGTCTATCAGCGCGAGATCGGGAAAACCGCCGTCGCCCTGCTGAACCGCCTGCGTCAACTCCCGTCGGAAGTGCAGGAAGAGATCAACAAACTCATCGACCAGAGCACGCCCGGCGCGGACAACAAGGAAAAGAAAGAGATGATACAGCAGATGCGGGACGAAATGAACGACGACGAAGACGGCGGCGGAAATGGCGACGACGGCAACAAGGACGGCAAGAAGCAGATCGGTTTCAATCAGTGATGTTGACCGATTCGGCATACACAGTTGGGCGTGATGTTGCGTCCGCAGGGACGTAAAACGCTGTAATAACAACCT